TGGTATGGTGATGTATCATATGGTCAGGGATATAATGACATTATTTCTATTGGAGTAGCAGTAACCGATAAAGGATATGATCATAGATTTATAAGTGCTGATAATAATTCAATTCTTGCTGCAGGAGTAGGTGCTCTAACACCTACTGATGCATTCTATGAGTCACATTCTGGTAGATTGATATTAACTATTAATAATCACAATCTTACTACCAGTAACACAATAGGAATTGGTACTCATTCTTTATTATTCACTTGTTCTAGAGATAATCATTTAACATCTCATCATTATCCACGTGTAACAGGCCCAATATACAACAATATGGCAGTACCTGTTGTTGCTACTACAACAAATACCATAGAGGTTAATGTTGGTGCTGCATCAAGTGGTAGTGGAGCAACTATAACTGCACATCCAGTTGGAGTTAATACACATATCTTTGTAACTGGTAAAAGTGGTGGAATTAGAAGACTTAGTGGCACACCTGGTAATCTTACTGCATTAAGTGGCACTTTATATGATCCTTCTACTGGTGTATTAACAATTAAGAGTGGAGCTCATAGTCTTAGTGCAGCAACATCTAAAAATATAACTGGTGCTGTTTATACTCCTACAACAGGAATAATGACAGTTACTTCAGCATCGCATGGATTTAGTAATGGTGATTATGTTAAGGTTGTAGATAATTCACTTACATTTACTTGTGATCTTGATGGTGGTGTTAGTAGTCATACTTACCCAAGAACTACTGATCCAATTAGTAATAAATGGATAGCAATTGCAAATAAAACTACCAATACATTTGAACTTCAAGTTGGTATTAGTACAGCAGGAAATTATGCTCATACTTATACTGGTGGAACTGCTACAAATGCAGTTAAGAAAGCAACTAGTTTCATTGGAATTTCTACAGGTGCTATAACATTTACATGTGCTCAAGATAGTCATAAAACTATTCATACATATCCAAGAACAACTGATCCATTCCATTGGACAGATGGTAAAGTGTTGGGTGTTGAAACTGTTGCATCTGCCACATTATTTACTGTAAATGTTGGTAAATCTCCAAATGGAAGTGGTGGTGCATTAACATTTAATATTGGTGCTGCTGGTACAAATTATACTAATCCTAAGATCTTTGTTTCTGACCCAAGTTATGAAAATCTTTCTGTTAAAGGAGTATCACGTTTAGCAGATGGTGTTACAGATAATACTGGAACAGGTCTTCTTGTTGATGTTAGTGTTGCTGGTGCTTCAACTGTTGGAGTAGCTTCTGATACTTTTGAAGTTAGTAAATATAATATTTCTAGAAATGGTTATGCATTTAGACGTGGGGATATCGTTACTCCTGTTGGATTGGTTACTGCTAGAACATTACAGTCAGCAATATCAGAATTTCAACTAAGTATTGATAAAGTTTATTCTGATTCATTTGGTGCATGGCAATTTGGTGAATTTGATTTCATCGATCCTATTAAGAAGTATCAAGATGGTTCAAGAAAGAGATTCCCATTATACTATAATAATCAACTATTAAGTTTTGAAGCACAAGCAGATTCTTATATTAATCTTGAGAATCTATTGTTTATTACTATAAATGGTGTAATTCAAGATCCAGGAGTTGCTTATGAGTTAGATGGTGGAACATCATTTGTCTTTACAACAGCACCAAGAGAAGAAGATAAAGTTGCAATATTCTTCTATAGAGGTACAAGAAATAGTGATGATTCTTTAGTTACAGGTATATCTAAGAATCTGGAAAAAGGTGATACTGTTCAGGTTATTAGTAATAATGCTATTGCTGGAACAAAAACACAAGACACTAGATTGATATACGATTTAACAAGTGCTGATAAACTTGAATCTAATGTATATTCTGGTATTGGAGTAGATGATCAAAATTATAAACCACTTAGTTGGATTAAGAAAAAGAATGATAATATGATTAATGGAGAATTAACATCTAAAGCAAGAGATTCTATAGAATCACTTATATTCCCAACAGCAAGAATAATTGGTGATATTGATACATCACAAACATCAATATTTGTTGATAGTACAGAATTATTTGATTATGATTCTGCTACTGATTTCTCAGGATTAATAGTTTCTGAAGATTCATATCCAGTTTCTGCTGCGATAACTGCTACAGTATCTGCTGCAGGAACTATTTCTGGATTGCATATTACTGATGGTGGAAGTAATTATATTACCGCACCTAATGTTTTAATTACAGCACCATCCTCTCAAATTGGAGTTGGTGTTGGATCAACTGCAGTTGCAACATTAAGTATATCTGGAGTTGGAACTGTTAATGGATTTGCAATTACTAATTCTGGATTGGGATATACAATTGCACCAGATATCTTAGTTTCACCACCAGGTCCAACTATTGAAAATATTAGTAGTATTGATGTTATCCAAGGATTCTCTGGAATTGTAACTGGTATAACTACAACAACTGTTGGTGTTTCTACTTTAGGATTTAAATTCTTCTTAACTAAGTCCAATTCAACATGGACTGGAATGGATGTAGGAAATCCAGTTTATATTTTTGATACTAACTTGGGATATGGTGGCACATCAATTAATAATACAGGAAGTGATGCTGCTGTAGTTGGAGTTGGAACTACCTTCTTAGATAATGTATATACTATTCAACATATACAGACATCTGGAACTACAGGTATTATTACCTGCTTAATGGCAAGTAATCCAGTTGGAATTGCCACTTCAATGGGCACACAAACCATTGGTAAGTTCTCTTGGGGTAAACTTGGTGGAATCGCTAGATCATCTTCTCCAGTATCTATAGGGGTTGCTGGTAACACTATAGATGTTGGAATAACAACGTTCCCAACCATCCAAAGAAGGGGTACTGGATTGAGAAGTACTGGTGCTCTTCCAAAACTATTATAAATATCTAAAAAACTATTAAAGATGCCAGCCGTCGTAACAGATCAATTTAGAATATTAAATGCAGGTAATTTTGTAGATTCTGTACTGGATACTAATAATTCTTATTATGTATTTTTAGGATTACCGAATCCAGCAAACCCTGCATCTGGTTTTGGTAGAACTACTTCAGATTCTGAGTGGAATACTAATACACCAAATCCAACTGACAATCTTCAGTATAATACCAATTATAGAGATACTTCTCTATTTGGAAAGAAGGTTACTAGTAGTAATGTTAGAAGATTGATAAGGAAAGTTAATTGGAGTAGTAATACACGTTATGACATGTATCGTCATGACTATAATATTTCAAATCCTACACCAAATTCTAATACAAGTAGATTATATGATTCTAATTATTATGTAATTAATAGTGATTTTAGAGTTTATGTTTGTATAGAGAATGGTTCTTCAGGATCTAATTTGAAAGGTAATGTATCCAAAGATGAACCAACATTTACTGATTTAGAACCAACAGCAGCTGGAACAAGTGGTGATGGGTATGTTTGGAAATATATATTCTCAGTTGCACCAAGTGATATTATAAAATTTGACTCTACAGAGTATATTGTGGTCCCAAATGACTGGAGTACTTCGACAGATAATCAAATTCAGAATGTTAGAGAAGCAGGTGATTCTGATATCAACCAAAATCAAATTAAAGCAGTATATATTGCTGATGGTGGTGCAAATTATTCTGCAGGAATTGTTGATATATTAGGTGATGGTAGTGGTGGTAAAGTATCAATTACTGTTGATTCTGGAGGAACAATAACTAAAGCATTGGTAGTTGCAGGTGGAAGTGGATATACTTACGGTATAGTTGATTTAGGAACTTTACAACCTTCTGGTTCTATCCCTGATCCTGCTAAATTAATACCAGTTATTCCACCTTCTAAAGGTCATGGATATGATATCTACACTGAATTAGGTACGGATAAAGTATTAGTATATGCCAGATTTGATGATTCAACTAGGGATTTTCCAGTTGATACTAAATTCTCTCAAGTTGGTATTGTAAAAAATCCAACTGAATTTACATCATCAACTGTTTATACTGGAAGTGATTATTCATCTTTATATTCTATAAAATTATCCTCAACTAGTTCTACACCTACTGTTGGGGTTAAAATGGAACAAACAGTAACGGGTGGAACTGCTAAAGGATATGTTGCATCATATGATTCTGAAACTCAAGTTGTAAAATATTTCCAAGATAGATCTTTATATTTTGGAAATGAAAAAGATCAAACTGATTGGAATACTGTTAGTAGTACTTCTAAAATATTATCATTTGAATCTTCAGGAAATAGCATCTCTCCATTTACTGGATCTGTAGATACTGGATTTAGTGGTATTAAAACTACCATAAATTCAAAGGACGTAAATCTAGGGGTTGTTTTTACAGATGGACTTGCTAATCCAGAGATAAATAAAAAGACAGGTGATATAATCTATATCAACAATAGACCTCTGGTACAAAGAGATTCTAGACAAAAGGAAGACATCAAAATCATCTTGGAATTTTAAAGAAAAATGACACAAAAAACCAATTTAAATGTTAGTCCATATTATGATGATTTTGATTCTGAAAAAAACTTTTATAAAGTTTTATTTAAACCAGGATATCCAGTACAAGCAAGAGAATTAACTTCTTTACAATCAATACTTCAAGGTCAAATAGATTCCTTTGGAACTCATATGTTCAAAGAGGGATCTGTAGTTATTCCAGGTAATCTTACATATGATGGTCAATTTTATGCTGTAAAATTAAATTCTTCCAATTTAGGTGTTGATATTTCATTATACATTAAGAATTTT